ACATCTTATCTGCATTCAAAAATTTAGGTTCTCTTAGTTTTACAACTGCAGATGCACCCTTTGGTAATGATCCACCCTGATGACCAGGAATACCTTTGTGACCATGATGTCCTGATCCAGCTCCACCTTTGAGAACTACTGTTGCTACCAAGTCTTGCTCCATAATAAGATAATTTTGATAATAGCTAACAGGGAGGCCAGTTTTGTCCTGACCTCCCTACCATTACGCAGCAGCGAGCTTTGCCTTATCCAGTGAGTAGGATTTGCCGATCACAGGCAATCCCTTTACGGCAAAATGTGTAAGTTTGGAAATACCGAGTGTCATTACATAACTAAGAATGTATGAGCCGACCGTGGCAATAGTCAGCAAAGTCTGATCAATGCCACTAACATCAAAGGTAGGCAAGAACAGACGTGTGACAAACAGAGCAAGAATCCCAAGCAAGTTGAGACCTCCACTCCATTTCACAGCGTCGCCATCCTTGATCCAACCAAACAGCTTGCCTACGTTGACAAGCAATGCTACCAATGCAGCAAAGCCAGCTAACGCAAGTACTTCAACAACAATATTTTCAAATTGCATAATTATTCTCCTTTCAAAGATAATACTTATACACTATTAATACAACTTGTCATGTCATATTTTACTCTCATTACAATCTGGTAAATTGAGATCTTCTATAGTAACGGGAATGCCTTTAAATTCTACAACCTGGTTGGCAAGTGCCTTTGTCAATAATTCACTGTTATTCAACTTACATTCCAAGAAGGTTATCCTCTTTGCCTGTTTGGTCATCTCCCTATCCCTCTTAGCATCTTGAATATCTCTCTTCTTGGATATATTTGTCAATTCCTCTATCTTATTAGACAACAATTCTATCTCATCTCGATAAGTCTTTGACTTTGATATAGTTCTGTCAATAAGATCATCCATCTCTTCCAAAGTGTCAACTTTCTTCTTCTTATTCTCTATCTGCACTGCAGTTATTTCCAAGGGAGCTAACTTCTTGAGTTTCTTATAACCTATTATCCCACCTGCTACAAGTACACCTATCTGTACCAGTGGAATTGCTTCTTTGATAAAATCCCAAAAGTTTGTCATAAATTCTTGTAGATCACTTGTTAGGATTATTAACAAATTCAGAAAGTTTAGCATATGATTCCTCCTCGTGCTTCTTTGATGATAATCGCATTATGCCTGAGAAAACATATGTTAATCCAGTCAACAATATTATAGGACGAACTACCACAGCACCATACAATTGCGGATCTGTAGGTATTATGGTCTCAGGAAACAACTTTGACAACAATGTGTAAATATAACTCATAAACCATAAGAAACTTCCAACAGTATTTAGAATGATGATCCATTTGTAACTATATACTTTGTGTTTATTTATGATAAGCCATCTTATGTTCAATATACAATTCAATGAAAACATCAATATTATCAATACAATCCCTAAGTACGCTGTAAATGAATTTAGTATTGTCATCTTATTCACACATTCTTACTTTACAAGATTATTTATCAAACTAATAAGTGCTATGATAATGCCAATACTGCCAATTATGTATGAGATTGTGACAGATTTCTGTGAAGCCTTACCTATTAGTATGTCTCTTGAAGATTTCAACTCATTGATCTCACTTTCTGTCTTGTCTTTAGTACTTTGGTATTCTGTTCTTGTAATGAAAGTACTAGCCTGATCCTTAAGTTGTCCTCTGAACTCATTATGACTGTCAAATCTCTTCTCTACATCATCAGCAACAAGTCTTGTAGCCTTCTCAAGTGATTCAAACTTAGAGCTAAATAATTCTTTAACACCATCTATTTTAGACTCTAGATAATCTCTTAGTGATACTGAATTATTATCAATCATAATATCCCTTACTGTTTTATCAAACTTGACATATATATCCAATAAGTTGTATCTGTCAAGCGTCCCCAACTACCATCAGAATTCAATTCCTCGATAGAGACAATGTCACCTCTATGTTTAGACATAACCCATGTGCCAGTGACTGTAGATGGAGCAGTTCTTACGTAACGTGTTTCAACTGTCACTAAATAATTTACAGAATTTGTAGGTTGAGGTCTGCCTAATGGTTTAGTAGGAACTAACAACACACCTGCTCCAGAACTCTTCACTGCCTTGTCATAAACTTCAAATGGTAAATGTCTAAATCCACCAACCTCATTATGTACAAGTGGGTCATGAATAAGCACACCATCTGCATCCAAACCAACAACTACAACAAAGTGCATACCTATGAAGGTAGTGTCATCATCCAAATTGGCATCATGTATAGGCTTATAGCTTATCAATGCAATGAACGGCTTCTTCTCAATTGTCTTAGACCACAAGAATTCTTTTGATAAATCATAACTTGAATTGGCATTAATACCATACCAAGCTAAAGCATTCTTGAGTTGTGTGACTGATAAATAAGTATCTCCAGCAGGTTGAATTCTTGAATAAATCTCATCAACAGAAATATTCTGTTGTGTATAAGCAGACACCAACATACTAACACAGGCTGCACCACAATCATTATGATACTTGTCAGCACCATTACCTAACTGACTTATGAAACTAACATTCAAAGCATGAAAATTTGAGCAGACATTGATATATGCTGGGACTTCTATCAACTCAGGCTCTGGTTCAATGACAACAGGTGGAGTTACGATACCTGTCCTCATAGCCTTCATCTGCTCAACAGTATAAACGGATTGAATAAAATCCATGAATCCAGTCAGACCAGGAACCTTGAACTGATCTCCACTCCATTGATATCCAGCAGGAGGATTAGTTCCACCAATTACAGGAGTAGTCCAACCAGGTGGGATAAATTGTCGTAAATCATTATAAGAATTTATGGTTCTTGATCTTGCATAAGTGTTATTCCAATAATATGAGGCAATAATCATTTCAGATCTGGTAGCTAAAGGAATATTACCAAAGGTAGGATCCCAATACCATCTACCAGTATAAATCCATGGAATATGTCCCAAATACATTGAGATGTCTTCGAATATTTTTGTTGACTCATCAATCATTTGAGTCTTTGTCTTTAAGGTCTGTTCTATCTCATAGACAATAAGTTCAGGAATTTCTCCAGGATCATCCAATGGATAATTTCTTTTATATCGTTCAACATTCTGTTCAGGAGACCAAGCAGGTTGAACTTCGAAATAAGTAGCTCTAGCCACTCTTCCTTTCAACTTTGCCCAATTGGTATGGAATAAAGCATCTATCTCCTTACCAGGTCTTGTGTTACCTCCCCAAATTCTGACATACATAAATTCGAAGAATGATGCGACTTTATCAACATCGGTTATTGTGTTACCTTCCCAAATATCTCCACCATGTGTTATTGTCATAACATCCTCACTAACTTAGGTTTATACTACCACATCGTCTGTTCCTGCTTCTCATTGCATTATGATTACCAATTGTTGGTATCGGGTAAGCTGCATTTGGTATCAAAATATCTGGATCTATCCTAGCTACTCTGGAAACTCGAATTTCATCCAAACGCCCAGCATAATATTCTGTATTATTGTGCATACTACCAATATATAACTTTGAATTTCCATTTCCAAAATCAGGTGAGGGTCCAAATGCTAGAGGTCTCCCATTTACATATACATAAACATAACTCAAGTATCTCTCAACAATAATCCAAAACCAATTTGAAACAGACAATACATTCGCTATAGATATGAATCCTACTGCTGCATTATCTACTTGTAATGCTGTTCCATAAGATTTTATGTGTAAGGCTGTGCCAGTCCCTTTGTAGAATGTCAACATAGATTTACTGCCTGAAACGCTGTCAGGTCTTACCTGCCAATCTACAGTCCAATCTGCTGTTCCTCCCATATTGAAGTCAGCACTCACAGAATCTGAGACAACATTATCACCAACACCGTCAAGAAGTAAACTCGAACCACCAAATTTGGATTGATCTGTATCAATTTGTGCATTCCCATTACCAGTAAATGTCTTCCCACTTTCATCAGTAAATGTGGTAGCTCCATCTACATCATCAAAATGCATTAGACAAACAGTGTTAGCATCATCAACAGCCATACATAATCCTTATGTAGTGACAATTCTGTTCACAAAACCGTGAACAGAGACAACATTCGCAGCATCAGCAAAGGCTCTAATTTCCAAGCCATTCTGTAATAGGAAGCCAGGAACAACTTTATATAAACCACTCTTAGCTGGTACATTACCAATTATGTTACCATCTGGAGCTGTTGCTTCTCCCCACTCAATTGTGAGAAGGTGGTCAACAGCATCATTATTCACTGCCCACAACCATACCTCATCTTTATCAGCAGTACCAGCTACAGCAGTGTGTAACAAAGTACCTGCTGTAGAAGTTTGAACAACCTTAATTGCCTTACCATTGGTAGAACCACTCAGCATATGCTTTGTGTACGTTTCCATAATTGTCTCCTACAAATATATCTGAGTCATAAGTATATCAGTTGAACCACCACCTGTCGGAACAACACCGCCATCCTTTATCAACTTACCTGTTATACCATCAAACACAGCTAAGTGTCCATCAACAACACTTGCTGGTCCAACAACATCTCCAGAACCAGATGCTGCAACAAAGGGATCTGCGGGTGTGCCTGCACCTGTTATTGTTACACCATCACCTTGTTGATCTCCAGTATTTGTACCTGAAGTATTACTAATAACAGATTCTAAGTCAGTCACTGCTACACCAGAATCAGAAATAGCTTTACCTGTACCATCTGCAAATTCTGGTAAATTACCTGCTACAGCACCTTCTGGTCCAACCACATCTCCAGAACCTGCTGATGGAGAAACAAATTCTAATCCTGTTTCATCAACCTTAACTTTAACATTCTTACCACCAGCACCTGTGTAAGATGCAGGTACATCGGACAAACCTATGAATTCCAAGACTGCTGAACCTGACAATAATTCCAACCAAGAATCGCCTACCCAAAAGTATATCTTACCTTCATCAGTATCATAGAAGGTAGCACCCTTACCATCTGCAGGTAAGAGTGTTGCTAATGTTGTACGCTCAGCTGTTGTCCCTATGTAAAGGTTTCTAGCATGTGAATGTTGCATACTCACCTCTAAATAAATTTACCTTGGAAATATTGAATACTTTATTTGATATTGATAGTTGTTCCTGCAAATGTGCACAAGAATCTTGAATATGTGTCGTCCCCTAAAAATTCTCTGAGTTCCGGTAATATTGACATCTCTTGACTATCTGAACTTATTATTGTGCTCGCATTTGATAATAGGTTCATGCGCACATATATTATTGTGCTTCTGTAAATGACCTTTGCTGAATTTCTTGATAATCCACATGAACTTATGAGATGTGTAACTATCCCTCTACTCTTATTATGTATACCATCACGAGTAAGATTATAAATTAGTTTAGTTGCCTTTGAAATAGTATCAGCAGATATGCTTGGAAATCTTATTATGTTCCTATGTACAAGCTCTTCTACATAACAATCTTCTTCTGTTGAATCCACATCACTGATTTGCATAAGCTCAGAATTTTCAACATCTTGAATGCTGTCAGACTCAATAGAATCACAATTCTTTGCTTTCACATACTGTGTTATGCATGAATTTCTTATTACTGTTGAGAAGTATGTATGCACATTAGAGATGGTCGGATCATAATGTTCTAAAGAAGACATAACTTTTATAAGAGCTTCTTGAGAATAATCATCAATTTCTGCTGATGTATACTTATTGGCTATATGCTTTGCTAAATCACTCGTTTCGATTAGTATCTGCTGAAGAATATTATTATCCTTACTTCTCTTCCAGCTTATTATCAATCCAGAAACAATATCAGCATCAAATATCTTCAACTGGAGTCCTTTCAATCTCTACAATAGGATATCTAACAAACATATTGAATTTTGGACATGTAAGATCAGAACACATCTTAGGTAAAGAGTCTAATAATGAGACAAACGCATTTCTCAAGAAATACCTCTTCAAAACATCCCTATTACAAGACATGTAGTACTCTAATTCATTATACATCAGAAATCTGGCACCAGTTCTATCTTCAGACAAGTTCATAACCTTGTAATTCTTGACTAGTCTCTCATATCCGAAATCTCTTACATGTTCAGAAATTTTACCTGTAAATTTACCTGTCTCAATATCACTAAACATTGATAATATGGACTCATGCTCTTTTATCAACTTTACTGCTGTGACTTCTCCAACTTTATCAACACCTGGAACATTGTCACTACCATCTCCCTGTAATGACTTCCACCAGACAAATTTTGATAATTCAAATCCAAATTCTTCTTCAAATTCAGAAACTCCATACAATTTATTCTTCGCAGGATTTAGTACCTTTGTAGTAACAGATATGGCTTGTAATAGGTCTTTATCTGCTGTAACTATTATATTCTCATCATGCCAAGAAATTACAGAAGCATGATAAAGTAAGTCATCTGCCTCTATATAATTCTTCCTGACACTCATAATTCCCATTCTCGGTAATGCATAATTGTGCAACTCATCCATCTGTCTGTAGAAGTCAGCACGCACTTCTGGATCTTCATCAGCATGCCTATTAGCTTTATATTCTGGTACAAGTTGTCTTCTGAACTTAGGAACTTTACCATCCCACGCTACTATTACACTTGTAGGTCTGTACTTTTTCATTATAGACTCTAAAACTTTTAGGAATCCGTAAGTAACAGACACATCAATACCAGCGTTCGATAATTGGAATGAGTATCGGCACCTATATGCTAAGTTATTGCCATCTATAAGCAACAGTGTGTCGGTCATGAAACCTCTATTCTGTAACTTCTGATTCTTCGGATTCCTCTGTTACATCAGTACTGTCAACTATCTGATGTGTAGCAATAAGATTTGATATCAATTCATAATTTTTATCATATACATCTGACCAAGACTTGAGTTGGAATTTATCAGAAATACCATCAATCTCATACCAACTGCCAGAAGGTTTTAGTAATTTGGCATCTTTTAGGTAATAGAATGATGCCAAATCATCATCAATACCGTGACCAAAGAATATTGGTAATGCTGCACATAAGTACGGAACTGCTAGCTTATTCTTTACTACTTGTGCTCTGGCTTCAATTCCGACAATCTTACCACCTTCTTTAATCTTATGTCCCATCTTCAGTTGTATACGTATTGAAGCATGAAAACCAATTGCCTTACCACCAAATGTTGTAACATTGTCACCAAACATAACACCAACCTTCTCCCTCGTCTGGTTGAGGAAGAGAACTGCAACATGTTCTGCTGCAACCATGCGGGTAAACTTACGCATTGCTTGTGAGATTAACGCTGCATGTCGTCCCATGGACGCTTTACCATAGTCTGATGCCATCTCTAAATCGGAAGAAGTAGCAGCTACAGAATCCCAAATTAGTAACATTTTACTATCTTTACTAGTAGAAGATTTAGATTTTACAGCACTCTCAAACAATTCAAAAACTTCTTCAATTGTATCTGGAGAAGAGTATATTAGCTTATCAGTCTTTACTCCAACAGCTTCCATCATCTTCAAACTCACAGCAGATTCTGTATCTGCATATACAACTGTTATATCTTCTTCCTGAGCAACAGCTGTTAATTGCTCAGCAATCAAAGTCTTACCAGTTGAATTATCACCAAAAATTTCTGTCATCCTACCAAATGGTAATCCACCACCCATAATTGTGTCAAGAGCAAGACAACCTGATGACAACCACTCTGACACAATACAAGGTGAGTCCTCATCTGATAATAGACTGACTTCAAATTTCTTCTTACCTTTGAGATCTTTCATTATTTTATCAAGAACATCATTCTTCTTATCTTCACTCATTTTACCTCACATGTATGAACTATGTTCTCAAATATGGAAATCAGTTCTTTGTCTGGTTTATCAATACTATCTAAGTATGCTATTAGCATTTCCTTCTTATTCATGCTAATATTCAAAGTTGTCTCACGTGCATTTATCTTATCATCTGCAACTTCCTCAGCTCTCTTTACTAAGAAACTTTTTATTGCAAATGCACCTTTCTTGATAATAACATTTGAAATTTCTTTGTCGTCAAGTGAGAGTCTTGATAATTCATCTTTTGGAGTAATTATAACCCTTACGATTGCACCTTCTAAATCGTCTCTCAAATTTATCTTATCGATAATCTTCTGAGTAGAATTCTTATCCACAGCACGATATTCTAAAGTTTGAAATGGTCTAGCAAGTGCATCAACAAATTCCCAATGTACTTGCTTTGCATGATCGATGGAGTTTATTTCTAATAATACAAAACCTTTAGGTTCATGCTCTTCACCAAAGTCAACTCTGTCCATAGAACCTGAATAAACTACAGGAGGCAAACCTTCCATACCTTCTGTAATATTCTGATGCTTGTGTATATGACCAAGAGCTACATAGTCCCAAATTGGTAATGTTAATTCATCAAGAGACACTGAGGCATCTAAGTTTGAGACAACCATAGATCTCTCTGCCCCAAAATTACTGCCTTCAGCAGTGAAGTGTCCCATCAATATTGCTGGCATCTCTGAATTCACTTGCTTTGAGAGTTCCAATATTCTCTTACGTGTTTCATCCTTAAGAGATTCACCAATTTCTGTCTTATTACGAATCGAATCTTTTACATCAAGCCATGATCTGTTTGGATATGGTATTGTCACAACCTGTAAATACTCACCACTCTTTGTCTCAATCTCATAATATTCACAATACTTACCAACAATTATGTCCTCTACTTCTAATGTCTTGTAAATTTCCAATGTTGAGGATCTGTCACCACCAGGCATATCATGATTACCAACAAGAAGCACAACTGGACAATGCTTTCTTAGTCTGGACATACGCTTACCAAACTCATTAACATAATTTTGTGGAGGATTACTTCTATGAAAGGCATCACCAGTGAAGAGCACAACATCAACATTCTCTTCAATAGCCATGTCTATCATAGCATCTATCCCATCAAGAACATCCAAGGTTCTGATATTCAACTTTGTTTCAGGATCTATAAGACCTTGAGATTCTATTCCAATGTGTGTATCTGAGAAATGTATAATTTTCATATTATTCCTGAAGGTGGTTGAGATTTCTCCCAACCACCCTTCAATCTGCTAAGTAATTATCTTGGTCGTAAGTGCCGACGCACTGTGCGATCAGCAATTTCCTGCTTTGCTTCTTTGGTAGTATCCTCTTCAAGATCATCTTCTTCGAGGTCTTCCTCTTCAAGATCATCTTCTTCGAGGTCTTCATCATCTTCAACATGACGTTTACCGACTGTCCTTACCTTAGCTTTACTAACTGTTGAAGGTTTGGTTGTAACAGTCTTACGTGCAGGACGTTCATCTTCTTCATCTTCTGAGTCTTCTTCATCAGACTCAGAAGCCTGGAATTCGCGCCACAAACGATCATAAGGAAGAACAAACAACACGTGACCCTTGGTGAGTTCTTTGTCTTCTTCCTTGTCATCAGTGACTTCAATCGGAGTAAGATCACGAGCTTTCTCAAGCCAAGTTTCAACAAGTTCTGGATCTTCGCTGAGAGGAGAATCGTTACGCTTTGGATTAACCTGATACTCAGTCTCAAGATTCTTACCCTTCCTGTTGATAATGAGGTCAATGCCTTTATCAATATCAAAGATGTCACCAAAGTCTGGATCACCAATGAGACTTGATATCTGACCAAACACCATCACACCAGGAGTGAAAATCTGTGGACCTTGTGATTCATGCTCACGATCAATAACATTCATCCAGAATTTACGCTTCACACGTAATGAAGATGCCAATGCAAGTGAAGCCTTATCACCTGCCTTCTTCAGATCCTCAACATATTCACAGATTGGGCATTTTAGCTCACCCTCACTTGTGAAGTTTGGACAATAAAACTGTTTCTTGTTGTCTGTACCAGGAAGTGTGTGAGTACCCACTTGTTGGTAAAAGTATGTCATCTCACCAACTTCAGGTAAGATTCTGATGACAGAACGGCCATCAGGTGGTGAGAAGAAGCCACCACCACCAGTACGCAAATCAACTTTCGATAATTTGTCCCGAAGTGCGGACAGACGGTCTTGCCTTGACGGTGCAGATTTCATTTTCAGTCTCCTTATAATAAGATAGGTACGAGTATTGAGAATTTATCTCTTACTCAATCCCTTAATTAATAAAACTTGTCAGTCAGATGTTTTATTCAATTTCCTGCGTTGTATGGCATCTTTGACTTTACTCGTAGATTCTTCTGCTAATTTCTCAGAAGATTCCATACGAGTATTCATACCTTGCATCTCATACTCATGTCTAAGATGCGATCCCAAAGACTGCAGCATCATAGCACGTTGTTCAAATGCTTTGACTATAGCTTTGAGAATATCAAGATCATATTCAGCATTGTACTTTGCCTTAACACACTTGTCATATTCTTCATCACGTGTAACAAGAGATTTGATAACAGCTTCGGTATATTTCTTACCTTCTTCATCAAGCTGTTTACGGTAAAGTTCATCTGCCTCAGCAGCTTCTTGATCACACAACAAAGAGGTCATTGCAACAATTTTGTCAGCTTCAGCAGATAAGATTGCGAAGAAGCCATACATCGAAGCTTGAGTTGTAAATTCTTCTGACAAATTATTCTGGTCAACATTGAATAATTTACCAATATCAAACTTCTTTGAACCCTTCAAAGTTCGGACTGTAATTACCGAACCAGATATCTCTTCTATTACAGATGCAATTGAAGAGATGTCCTTACTTTCCTGACTTGTGTCATTTTCGTGCATGTTTCTCTCCTTTTATCTCAACTTTTGTCACAAAATAGGCAGATACCTGTGTATGGTTTACAGGTTCTTCATCCTCTAGTCTTGAGAATGTAAGCTTAAATTTATCATAATACCAATCTGCTACCAATCCAAGACTATTCTTACCTTTAACTTCTATCTTGATAGGTTTACCAAACCTATCAAGTATAAGATCCTGATGAGTTCCTATCAATTCTTCTTCGGTAATAGGTTCTTCTGTCACTGATTCCTCGCCAATGTAACACCAGTCTGATTCTGATATTTACCCTTCTTATCTGCATAAGAAACATCACAAATACTTTCAGCTCGTAAGAATATAACTTGGGCAATGCCTTCACCAGCGTAAACTTTCACAGCAGTAGGAGTTGTGTTGGAAATCTCAATTGTAACTTGACCTTCCCACTCTGGTTCAAGTGCTGTAAGGTTTACTACAAGTCCACAACGAGCATAGGTACTTTTACCCAACACAATGGTAATAATGTCCCTTGGTATCTTGAAAAACTCCACAGAGTGTGATAAGACAAATGAGTTCGGTGGAATAATGCAGACATCTCCACTAATGGTCTCAAGAAATGATGGATCAAAATTCTTAGGGTCAATAATACCACCCTCAGGTTTACGTGCAAATATCTTGAATGTATTTCCAAGAGTAAGATCATAACCATATGAGGACACTCCTGAAGATAACTTGTCAGACTCAACATTACATCCTCTATATTGTTGTCCAATTACAATAGGATTTATCATATCATATCTTTGTGCTAAATCAATAATAGTTTTATCTGATAACACCATAGCAATTCTCCTCTAACCATAAATCATATTTTATTTTATCACCATAATGTGTACCTACCTCAGCATCAGCCTTCAAAGGACACAATAACCAATCAAAGTTAATGTGAGGCATATAAATACCTGCCCAATAAGTAATGTTCTCCATAACATCTTTACAAAGTTCTTCCAATTCAGATATCACTGTCTTCTGACAATCAAATACAACAGAGTCATAAACTGTGTTTATAAATAACATAGCCTTCTCGTTCATACCTCTCTTCTTAATTTCCTTACGTATAATAATGGCTGACATCATAACAATATCAGAAGCTGATGACTGAATAGGCATATTTACGGCTGCTCTCTCATCTGCTGCTCTTTGAGGAGTATCATCCGCATTCTTTATGTAAGTAAAGTATCGTCTTCTACCAAATGGACTTTCTGCATATCCACTCTTACGTGCATTCTTCTTAGTCGCACTAATGTAATTCTCAATTTGTGGAAATCGTTCAAAGTATTCTGTGAATAATTCCTCAGCTTTCCTCATTGGAATCCTATACCTCTTATGTAAGGTAGAGGGAGTCCCAGCAAAGATAATTGTCCAGTTTACACGCTTGTAATAATAACGTATATCTTTTTCAATTTTATCATAAGGTGTCCCTGTAACAAGAGAAGCCACAGCTGTATGAATATCCTGACCACTCTTAAAGGCATCAAGCATAGGAAAGCATTCAGATACTGATGCCATAACACGCAATTCCATAGCAGATTCATCAAGAGCAAGTAAAGCTCCATCTTCACCAAACCTAGAATTGAAAATATTCTTTATCGGTAAATGTTCAAGAAGAGTGCCTGGACTCTTCTCCTCTGTTGGAATATTAAGAATGTTAGGATGTTCTGACGCTATACGACCTGTCTCAGCACCACCAATCTTAAAATTTGTATGTACTTTACCATCCTCAGACAACCACTTTGGTGTAAGTGCAGGTATAAGATACTTTGACAATGCACTCTTGAGAATTTTCCAATATAAAATCTTCTTCAGTACTGGAAGTCTCTCAGCATAATTCTCTAACACTTCTGCCTTTGTAGATGGTAATGCCTTCTTCTTGTCAACATTCTTAGTCATTACTGTAATTGGCATCTTACCATAAACATAGACAAATTCAACCATGTGTATAGAAGAACGAGGATTGAATTTCCACTTCTTACCTTTCTCTTCTTGCTTATCTTTTATCATACGTCTTATTAATTTATCTTTTGTGAACTCTTCATACAATTCTTCAGCTCGCATCTCATAAATAATTCTGTATCTCTCAGCAACATGTTTATCAATTGTCATACCATTAAGTTCAGCTTCTGTAAGCAAATTAGACATCTCAACTACTAACTCATCATACAGATACTTCTGTTTCTGTGTCAACTTCTCATACAATATGTCCTTTAGAAGTACAACAGCACCTGAGTCCTTTGCTGAGTAAGGTAATAGTATCCTCAAAGGCATATTCTTGTAAGAACCAGGATTCTTCTTCAGCTTTACATTAGCTTCAGGATGTTCAATAGCATAAGCATCCATCTCACTTTCATGATCATACCAACCTAAGTAAGTAGCTGACAATCTTTTCAAACCATGCTTACCTGGTGCTGGATCAATAAGTTGACTAAGAAGCATTGTGTCATCACAAGCAGCATACAATTTACCAAGTTGTGTAAATGTATGTAATAGGTCAAATTTTATGTTTTGTCCTTGCAATTTCCCATTATGTGAATCAAGAATCTGTAAAACAATATTTTCAACTTGTTGATAATCCCTTGCTGTCCACCAAGATTCTGGATGCAGCATAGGTATACTAAACATCTTATCACCTGCTGCGAATGACACAGCAAGTAAGATATTGTCCTTTGCATAAGCATTAAGAGTAGAAGTCTCAACATCATAGGCTATCTTCTCATAACCAGACAAGTACTCTTGCATTTCTCTAACTTCTTTGACTGTATTTGGTAATACCAGTTCCATCTTTTTAGAATCTTCTTCAAAGACACCATTCAAAGCATCACAAGCCTTCAATAACGTGTCCAACCACTCATCCATAACATTTCTGTTACGTAATATGTATGCAGGATGATAAACTGGGACATACATAATATTATCTCTAATTATGATGCTACCACACCAATCTTTTATACCATTCTCACCAAGAATTCCTTGTAAGGCACTATTACCTGTCACAAGAACTAATCTTGGTTTATATTGTGTTACTTCTTCAATTGCAAATTGTTTGCAATAATTTATAGCAGCTTGTGTAATTTTATTATTGGGAGGTCTGCATCTGACAATATTTGTAAATCTGACTCTCGATAAATCAAATCCAACTTCTGTAAGAACATTCCTAAACAGTTCACCTGCAGTACCAATAAATGGTGTGTTCTTCTTGTCTTCTGTCTCACCAGGTGCTTCACCAATTATCAACACATCTGGAGTTTCTGAACCTGCAGAGTCCATAAAGGGACTCTTACAGTCTTCATACAATTTGCACTTCAGGCAAATGTCAGATTTCACTGCACATCACCTGGCATGTGTGGTTCGACAATTTTCGATAATTGTTCTTGGTCTTCTGCAGTAGGATCGTAAGTAGATTCATCAACATCAGGAAGACTTTGGATAATCAATTCCTCAGGTACCAGGTTTGCTTCTCCTAAATCAGGATTCTGCTTAAGTTTCAGCAATGCTAACAAGCCATATCCAACAATGTCAGCAAGAGTATCAACAATCTTCTCACCTGCGACAAGAGCTTCTCTGCCATCTGATAAAGTTTGCACACGCAGAATTTTATCATTCTGTCTGATCAATGGTGTAAAGATTCCAAATCGCTGCCAGGCATCACCGTAATCGGCATTCTTTACTAACAATAATTTGATAATCTCTTCGATATCAGGATGTGTCTTGTTTATAAATGCTTCAACAGCTTCTTTGGATATTTGTGTAAGACTTTCTTCTGTTACAGGAACTTTATCATTCATCTCTTGCCTCCAAATTATTTGACTACCTAATACAACTTGTCAATTCCTTATATCCATCCCAGGATATAATCTTATGGTATATTTTAAGACACCACCAACAGTCACACACTCTATACCTTCGATGTTCAATTTATCATCTTCAGAACAATACTCTATCAGATTCGGAGCATATCCAAATTTCTTCTTGAAGTGTTCAATACCTTCTTCAACAAATTCTTGATATGTTTGCTTTGCTGAAGGGTTACCCCACAACAGATAAAGATTATCGTCAGGCTGATTTTGGGACATATAACATTCTCGCTGTGCCTTCACCTAAACGAGTACGTTCATATTTGTCAAATTCACAAAGAGTATGCTCTATATCACGCATTTCCAACTTTGGAAAGTGCTTAGGTAAATAATCCCCACATATTGACAGAAGAAACACCATGTGCTCTATACAGTAATGGTCAGTCAATTTGACATCCTTCAATTGCCCAAAGAAGACTCGCATTATGCCTCTTTTACAACCATTACCAGGATTCGCCCATGTATAAATATCTTGAGCATGTTGAAGATAACGAGTGTGTCTAAGATCGGTGATAATCTCATAAGCAATAAATCTGCCAATAGCAGGAATCTTAGCATTAAGTAACTTGTTGAATGCAGATTGAAGAGTATCATCCTTAGTTGGCTCTAATTCCTTACGCTTATTCCACAACTGTGTCCAAGTCTTGTCCGTATACATAACAACTTTGTCAGTACCACCAACACCTGTAAGCATGTGAGCATTGGTAAAGATGCGCTCACCACGACTACGACGTTTTATCAATATGTTCTTAATAACTTCTGAACGATACTCTACTATAAAGGAATGGCCAGCACGTCGACGCTCTTCATCATAAACTTCTTGCCAAGTTTCCCAAGAATTGATAGACCGATATGCTGCAATATTGAAGAATAACTGTTCAGTAAACCAATATGGTTCAATAATATGTTCTTTACACCAAACAGTTCCTGTGTCCAATTCCCTGAACACATTACAAAACTTATACTTTCTCAAGATTGGATCGTCAGTCCATGGAAATGGTTGTCCAGAATTCTTACGTTCATAAACTAAATGACGCTCCAGCATGAAATCAAAGAATCTTGAAACATTACTCTCCATGTAATATCTCCTCAAATTCAGAAGTGAATCTAGGTTCTACTCCAGAATATTCTTTAGACTTCTCCAATGTTACTTTTACGACATTAGCATGTGAAGATGTTGGATAAGGGTAAGCAGGAAGTAAGCCTACTCTAAATCCTGCTGGCATATCGCAAATTGAGCAAGGATTGAAGACTCTAAGTTTATTTCTCAAGAATGTTCTGACACTGTAAAATTGATCACTATTCCAAATGTCAGACATTGAGTATTCCATTATATTACCAATTACGTACTCACCCTTCCAGTCTTGACAACAAAGTGTTACGTTCCCATCATGACGAAACGACATCTCACGAAATGGTCTTACACAGACACTCTTCAAAGGTTCAGAAAGTGGTTTTACACTACCACTATTACCACCTGCATTGTTCAACAATCTTGTGTTACTCTTACCTGTAACCTTTGATATGTCATCAAGTAAGATAAGTGTGTTTGTTAGTTTCTTCCTATGATAATTGTAATAAGGTGACAATCCAGCTGGTAATAAATCTGTGTAATAATCAACTACATCTACACCTTGCACTTCGGAAGCATAAGCACGTATGCGATCACGCTCTGGATAATAAGTATCCATAAGTATGAAATCAATGCCAGCATTGAGAATATTCTTGACTTGGGTTGAGAAGTGTTCAGATGACTTTAAGGATGTCAAACCATTTGTTGTTAACATCATTTGTGCTTTTGGTAACTTCTCTCTCGCAATACTTATGTATTGATAAATATCAGGATGTAAAGTTGGTTCACCATGACTTGCCATATCAATCTTGACAGTAGGACAAAAGATTGCAATCTCGTCTGCTATTCTTCTCAATGTATCCAAAGACATGTATTTGTAATTACCAACCTTATCCCTTATACCATGTATGCCACAAAAGTCACACATGCGATTACAACCTTCTACAACTGTAATCGAAACTTGCCAAGGCTTATCTAATCTATTCATACAATACCTCACTCATCAAAGACTGCCATGTTGGTAATAAATTACGCTGGTATTCAACAACTTCATCCAACTTCTTCTGCTTTATTGTCCACTCGTCAAGTATCTTGCAAACATCTTCTGTTGACTTGACAAGAAATTCTTCTCCTACCATACGCTCAGCACCTGCTATAACACTGTCACACATGGCAAGACAGCCAGATTGTATAACTTGTGGTACCCTTGTAACTTCTGTACCACTTGCAGCTAAATCTTTACTTACACAAATTACACATGCTAGTCCCTTCTCATAATGAGATTGAACATTACCATGATATTTATCAGCACCAGGAATTGTAATACTATCTTTATATCTCCAAGTCAAAGTATCCCAATCCTTGCCGACAATAAGAGAAGTATATTCATCTGTATCATAGAATTTCTGAACTCGTTCTCCTCTATATGCTGTCCCAACCTTTCCAACAAACACCAGATCATATTCAGCAGCAGATATGCGTCTTACTTCAAATCTCTTATCATATCTTGGTGAATATCCAAGACGAGTGTTGACAGTACGATGAAATTTCAGATCAGGAATCTTGTAATTTGAAGAGTTCTTAATTATGTGCTCAGAACTGGCAGCAAATGTCCACAATATCCACTTATATTCTCTGTAATCAAAACCTTTGAATAAGTTGTGCATATTGTTAGGACTCACAGAGTCAAGATAATTCTGATCATACTTCTCTGGAAGTGTCTGCATCCTACCAAGAGGGAATTCCAAATTGGTCGGACCATGTTGGATAATGACAATCGGCACACCTTTGGACTTCCTAAGAATATCCATAAGTTGTGTAAAGAATGGAACAACAATCCCATCCCTTCTGAAGCTATACATAGAATTTGTTGCAGCCGGTTCAATAAATAAATAATCAAACTTGTCCATATCAGGATTAAGATCATATTTGAGCATTGTCATCCACTTATTATCAAAGTTACCAAGACTCTCACCACGTAAGGCATGCATATGTTTCTCAGGTATGAATGAGGTAATTGTAACCTGATGACCAGCTTCAACAAGTCCCTCAAGAACTCCTAACCGTATATCTGTACCTAAGGAATTTACAGATGCAATTTCGTAATCCAATTCAGTTGGCTGATTGGAACGCATGTATGCAATCTTCATATTAACCTCTTATCTTTGATCTGGCTGAACGTTTCATATACTCAGGCTTATATTTCTCAATATTTTCAGCCTTACGTACAGCTTCTGACATCCTCATAACATCCAATTTAGGATTATCTGGTACAGATTCCCACTTAATTTTCTTGGACTTTGCATACTTAAGTTTCTCAGAGTAGGTCATAGCATTCCATTTCTTAGACCACTCTTCAAATTCTGGATTCAAAACTTCTAACCAATATTGTCTGCCAGTAATACCTTTCTTCAAGTATTGGAATCCTGTCTTCGAGACAATAATATCATTCGGTATAACTGACACCTGATATGTATTAACACCGAGACATTTTATCATGACAGCTTCACCCTCACGCATAGCTTTCATAATATCTTCGATGGGATTTACACCAGTCTTTTTAGCTTTAGTAACCTTCTTTGTATGAACAACTTCAGGCTCATATCCAGGTTCGTCAAAAAGTTCCATATCCTCTTCTTCAAGAGGAAGTTGGTTAGGATCTTCAATATGTTCCTGAATTTGACGATCTGCTTCTTCACCTCTGAAGAATATTGTAGATGGAGGTGGTAATATTTCTTCAGGTAAGACACCTCTTGCTGTATTCAATCTTCTCCTGGTTGAGGTAACAGCCTTACTTGCTCTTATTATTGGTGTCATTAGACAACTCCTTACATTTAGTATTCTCAATGCATAATGCACATTCTGGTGCACCATCAGAATATTCCTTACCATAACATGGAGGTAAAGATTCTTGATGTCTTTGCATACACAATTCTAAAACTTTACATCTGTTACAGGCAGGGTCTCTGAGGTCTGCTAACCCAAAACATTCAGGATAAGTACCAACATCTTGAGAATCTTCGGATGTCTTCTCAGCAGCTTCCTTTGATTCCTCAGTTATCAACTCCCCATCCGAATCAGTTATACCTGCTGTAATAAGAAATTGTCTCAATAGTTTTGAGCAATCTTCCCAATCTGGAACACCATTCTCATTACAATCTTCTACAATTTTATCCAATATCTCAGAATATCTGGTCTGTAGCTCAACATCATCAATACTGAGTGTTTCAGCAATTTCCAAAAGATTTTTCTTTGTTAACTTCTCTTGGATTATTTCTCTTGTATCTTCATCAATAGTTATCATAATCATTCCTCAAGACATACTGTAACATAGGCTCGTTTTATTTCACGTACACCATTAGCAGCTTCACGTATGCTCAAACCTGTAAACATGGCAATATCTTCTATGGTCATATGGTTATGAACATTCTCAGTCCCGACTGAACCAAAGTTCTTTTTATCAATTATCGTGTCAAATATTAGCTTTGCTTCATCACTCTGTAATTTCAATTTTGTATCATTGACACGTAATGAACTATCAAGAAGACATTCAGGATTACCTTCATCTGTCTTTGGTTCATACTCCATACCAAATTCCATCTCAATTGACACTGCAGTATTATCATGTTTACGGTAAGTTATGTAATATCTGTACTTCAGCTCACTAATACGATTGTAACACATTCTTTTGATAATACCAACCATATTATCCACATCATACTTACCTGAATAATAATTTATACCTTTAGTAATTTCTTCATGTAACTCACTAATAATGTCATCCATAGACAACATGACATGATCAGGATTCTCAAACATCTTTGCTAAATACACAACTAAACCTTCCAACCTCTTGAAAACTTCTTCACTTTCTGTCAGTACACTTTTGTCAGTCACTTTGATCCTCCTAGTAATAAATATAACTTGTCAAGAGACCAATATTAGCTGGTCTAAACTTCTGGTATATGCAACATATTGGATATTCTTCTCCTGGTCAACTTCCCAATCTGACTTTGCCATAGGATGAGGCATAAGTTTAGGCTCAAGAATGAAAACTTTCTCAGCTTCCAAACCTTTAGCTTTGTGTACTGAAGAGAAGACTATGCCAGCATTATTATCAGAGAAGATAGTTTCAATCTTATCTTCCAATTCTGAAATTGTCTCAGTTCCGACCATCAAAGCATGGAGCGTAGCTATCTTATCCTGAACTGCTTGAGCAGCAATAAAATGTTCACGTGCCATCAATTTTTGAGATTCCTTTTGACAATAGTTGTCAAGTTTTGCACTTAGCTCAACAATATTATCAGCACGTAACTTCCTGATAATGGTAGTCAAATTTGTGCCAATATCCCTACCTCGAATTATGGCTTTGATTCCCATCTTTATTAGTTCATAAGCTGGAGGAACCAGAGGAGCATTACAACGACACAAAACCATATCTCCCTGCTTGACTTCCTTTAGGAATTCTGTCTTAGTAATGTTACGAACTTCACCATCTTTAGAACTTTCAGCACATTCGAGTGGGATATTCGGGAACATCTGATTTATAAGACTAACATGGGATTTAGGACACCGGTACGTTATTGAAAGTGGTAATGTCTCAGCTTCAAGATTTTCAATAAGATTCGGTATGGCATTCACATCAGCACCACGAAAACCATAGATGGACTGATAACGATCACCAACAGCTACAATCCTACCATTCTTCTTTACACTCATAAGTGCTAAGGCTATTTGGTTCTTGTTTGTATCCTGAGCTTCATCAATAAAGATAAAGTCATATTTACGAGTCGGTAAATTGTGGAAGACTGGTAACCAGCACATGTCGTCAAAGTCAATGGTATTGGTCTGTAAAGCTGATAATCTTATGACTTCTGTAACAGCTAAGAAGATTAGTTCCCGGTCACCATTTAGCTCAATGTTGTAATGCATTGCGAGTCCCTCTAACTCTTCAGTTGAGGTTCCAGTCAAATTACCCTTTACCAAAGAAACTAAATGCTTTATGCTGTTGAATAGGTGCTTATGGACAAATTTATCCAGAATTCCCTCTAACAAAATGTCTACCTTTCTCTCTTCCAACTTCACCTCACCATAAGCATTACGAACTGCAGAGTTACCAAGTCCATGATAAGTCATAACTTTGACATTTGATGGAACTCTGGTTTTCAACTCCTCAGCAATATGACGATTGAAGGCAAGATAGACAATGTCCTGGCTTGAAGGTACATATTTCAACATTTGCACACCAGTGGTTGTTTTACCACTCCCAGCCAGAGCTTCTACTACAAGTGATTTTCCATCACCTATTACCCAATCAAAGATGGCTTTCTGGTACTTAGAGGGAAGAAAACTCTTCTTCTCTTCGACAGCAGCAGCTTGTTTAGTTTTGGTAATCTTAGCACCAGCTTCTGAGAGTGTCATTGAGAATTTACATTTCGGATAACCAGAACAACCATAAAATTTCTCTGAAGTTTCTCTGTTCGTTCTGAGAAACATAACCGAACCACATTTAGGACACATAAGAGCTGTCATTTTATCCTCCTAGATAAAGTAACTTGTTGTAACCTAATTTTACACTCATTTCTCTAAAAGTAAAGGGTTAAACACGTTTTAGTCGTGCCAATTACACGTGTTTATCGTGTTACAACTTATATACGTTACAAAAGCATTTTAAGTTTCGCACCAAAGTCATAAGGTAATTCTTCGTAAACACCACCATCCGCAGGATCACGCTCATCTGCAAATTTCCACATACTAACAGACTTACCACCCCTATATAAACTGTCTGCAACTGAAACTGAAAACTTACCTGCCCCATAATCCAATGCTGTTACAAAGTGCTTTACGTTCGATTTCAGAAATCTCTCTAATTTCTCATTCGGTAATTCCTTACCTATTAAGGCTACAGCATTCTTACCAACAGCCATAGCACTAAAAGCACCTTCGCAAATTACAACCTCATCATACAACTCCAAAGCAATTGAGTTGAAAATATAATGTCTAGCTTCTGATTTCGGATTTATGTATTTTGGAGACATCCAACTTGGTATAGCTCTGGCTTGGTAATAGCCATCTTCAATTGGAATAACAACTCGCATAGGTAATGTAGCTGGACACACTCCTATATTATAGAATTCCCAATCCTCTCTTTGGAATTTCCTGATCTTCTTCATATAACGTATAGCCTGTTTGACTGCAACTTCTGAAATATTCGCATCCTCTAAAAGTTGAAAATCATAAGGCAGTTGTAATTCTGACTTCTTACTTTCTGTTATGGACTTCTTACGCAATTCTGTAATAAGAGTCTCAGAAATATTGTGTCGTATCTTAGGAACTACATAAAGTTCTGCAAGTGCTGTTACATATGAGCACTTCAGAACGTCCATTATAAACTTTACCCAACTACCACCATACCCACATCTAAAGCAATGAACAGCCTGTTTGGAAATACTAACATGCATGTGCAACTTTGAAGAGTCAGAGTCACAGAAAGGACAAATTATCTGTAAGTCTGTAACAGGATTACCATACTCCTTTGCCTCAGGATAGTTATTGTAAATAAACCTGCTTATGTCAAACATCTTCTTCCTTGTCTTTATTCTTGGAAATTCCTGTAGTTATGATTGCCTGTGAACTACCATAGAATTTGGCATCAAACATCATCTTCTTAGCACCATCCCTAACCTTTGCCATAAACAGTCGACATGCGTTCATCTGCTCTTCATCCCTGGTTTGACACAATGCTATAATAACATCTGCAATTGCAGCCTTACCAATATCCTCTGCAATGTCTTGAATAGTGATAATCTCTTTTGTAAGAGAACCTCTACCTGACTGAGTAGCACCCCAAATTGGCACATTGTACTTCTCACCAAGATCACGAAATTCCTTGTAAACTTCAGACAATTCAAATCTCTTCTCAGTATAATGTCTTGTAGAAGAGACTAAATCAGGATAATCATCAATAACAACATCAAACTTGAAGCCTTCATCTATAAGTCTCTCAAGCTGTGCATCAATACGTTCAATATTACAACTTCTCATACCAATTACCTTTATCTTACCTGTAAGTATGTGTGCAGCAGCTTTCTTCAAACTTGCTTCATAATCTTCAAGATTGTCATCACGCATGGGAAATTTGAAGACTGTACGAGCTGCATACCTCTTCGCAGTAATTTCTTGACTCATTTCATGGGTAAAATGTACAACATTACAGTTAGAACCAATTGAAGCAGCACCATAACCTATATTTATTAGACTCATGGACTTACCTACATTCATTGGTGCCATTATCAAACCTAATTCTCCTGTGCCTAAACCACCCTCAAGAATAGAATCAACATGGTACCAACCTGTGCGAACCTTGTGAGTCCATAAATCATACAACCATTTCTCAACATCTTTTATGACCTCAATACCAGTATTCTGTATATTCTCACCAACTTTTAGGGCATCTTTCATGCGGACAATTGTTTGTTGTAAATTACCCTTTGCGATATCATCTACAGAGTCAAGAATTGCCAACTTTGCAGCCTGTTCCCTTGCCCACTGAAGAGCCTTGTCCCCAGCCAATTTCTTCTCTGTAATTGGTATATCATACAATTGCTCTAGAAGATCTGTAATGTCAGTCTTACCTGTTGATAATGTGCGAAGGTCACTTATGTCAGTAGGACAGACCTTATAAGTAGTCCAGTAGCTCATAATAACCTTTGCAGCAGACTCCTCATCATCCTGCTCAAAGAATTCTGGACGTATAACAGTTGTACCATACATGCTCATCCATTGTCTGTCTAACATCAGACTAAGTATCTTTATTCTAAATTCTCTCTCATATGGATAAGCATCTATCTCTGTTGACATACTTGTCTCCCTAAAATTACTCTAATTATGGCATTATAATCTACAACTTGTAAGATGGAATATTCTTTACATAAGATTTCTTCTACTTCAGAAGTTGGACGCTTCTCTTTTGGACAATCTAACCAAGCCTTACTAAGTAATGGTTTCAAGTCTGAAACAACCTCATTCATTCTACACACATCCTTAAGATTGGCATCAATATAAGCTCTAGCAACCAACAATTCTGATTGTAATATCTCTATGTGTAAATCTTCTTCTTTATCTGCAACTTTCACATATTGACTATTATCCACAACCTTATACTTCCCAAGTGCCCAATCTCCACAAAATACTGGTATAGGTATGCGATAAAGTTTCTTCTTCTCAACCCAACCTTTCAGAAGTGTTACAATACCATAAGCATAATCACGGTATCCAATATTAAGGTCACGTAAGTCATCCATAAATGTTTCAAAGATTGCATAATCTCTCTCTACTATATAACACTTCCTATTAAGTATCTTCTTGTGTGCAGATTCATAATAAGTCGCCAAGACTGGTTTATTTGACAATGATTGTCTTGAATTTCTCTTGCTCATATGTCTGAATCCTGTCTTCAGAGTGTCCGAATAGATGCATATTTGTATCATCTAAGAAGTCATGCACAGACAAAATATTCTCATCTGCTTTCTTACGCAATCCTCTGCCTATACGCTGTAACAATTTCACATGACTCTTACCACCTGCAGCTAAGATAATAGTATCAACAGAAGGTACATCTATCCCTTCATCGTAGATAGGAGTGGCAATATAAACACAAGGTATTCCAGTTTGCATCTTCTCCAATACAGAATTTCTGTATGTCATGTCAGAATTACCTGAAACAAATACAGAATTTGGTAACATCTCCTCTAATATCTTACCATGATCAATACGATTTACTAGTATAAGAACTGTGCCAGATGCTGCTTTAGCTTTCTCTACAATCTTATTGTTCCTAATAAGATTATTAACAATAAGATTGTCATATGCATCCTGATATTCCAATTCCCAATCTAGCTTATCATACGATTCGATTATATGGATAAACACCATAGGTACTGCTGAATAACCAGAATCTATAAGATATTTATTTGAAATTGCATAACCTATCTCACCTGTAGCAGCCATCAATTTCATGTCAGACAAAGAATCATACTTCAAAGGAGTGCCACTAAATCCATACCTATAACTTCCAGGTATCTTGAATAATGTGTCCATCATCTGGTTGCTGGCTATATGATGACATTCATCTGTTATGACAACAGCATTATCAGAGAAAACTTTCAAGTCTGACATCTTTGATAAAGTTTGTATCATGGCTACTGTTATATCACGCTTCGACTTTACACCATCTCCATAAATTCCAACTTTACAACCAAGTCTCTTCTCCATACGTCTTGCTGTCTGATACATGAGTTCCTTACGATGTACAAATATCAATGTTTTTGGTAATCCAAGTGCCCACAATATGGCAGACATAACTTCTGTCTTACCTGAGTTAGTTGCCATATCAGCAACTCCTCTACGTTGCTGCACCATTATATTAGCAGCTTCAATTTGATAATCTCTAAGTTCAACACCATTCAAGACATTTTTGGTAACAGTCTTACTAGGAAGCACTGTTGTTGTATCTACAACATTGACTTTGTAATCATTCTTTGCAAGTTCCTTTATTACAAGTTGTAGTAAACCAGTTGGAAATTCACACAATCCCTTCATAAGAGAGATATATCCATCCCACATACCAGACTTGTATTTAGGCATATGATAAAATCCCTCAGGTCTAGCTCTACACACCTGTCTAATAACAGGTAATGCACTCATCTCAGTTGTTGTGGAATAACGATCTTTTACTATAATATCCATTGTCTTTATCCAGACAGCATGTTCTATTTAGTTGACTAAACATTTAGGGAGGTGACTGTAAGCAGATAGTATGGGTGACAAGCCCATAAATGACTCTAGGAGGATCATTCTGTTACAGCCACCACTCTAAATGTTTAGAATACACATAATACAACTTGTGAGATAGCAATTATGCAGAAACAAATTTACGTGACATGATTCTTACATGCATATCATCAGCAGCAGCTGCTACTGCAGTCTTATCATATATACGTAATGTATAACCGGGAAGTAATACAAACCCATCTGGGAGTGGATTTGCTAAATAGTCTGTGTTTATAAAGGCTGTCAAATTTGGAGCACCTTTATAGAAGTTGTAATACCTTATCAAAGAAGCAGCTTGAACAATACCTGCCATAATTCTTAATATGACATTTGTGCCATCTGTGATCTCTAAACATATCTGCCTATTACCTGCATCAGCAGTTGATGTCAACTTAATGTGTACAGATAATATATCCCACATAAATCCAGCAGGAACTGTAAATGTCTTGTCAGAATCATCATCTGTAACATCAGACTGTTGCTCAATAATACCTGCTAATGCTACCATCTGCTCACCTGCAGAATTTACTAACGTATGATAAAATGTACCAGTTCCATCCTTATTAGTATTTCCGTATGACATAGCTCACACTCCCTCGACAATATGTCGACTAAGTTGGAAATCAATCTCAGCAGCTAATGCTCCAAGAGAATTCTGTAATGTTCTGTCTAGTACTGTGAACATCGGTCTAATGTCTGTTACAATGTCAGATTCACCAATGGAGACAGCAGCAGAAGATATATTCACATAAGCTAATGGTAATATACTTGCAGGTATTGTCGGATAAACTATGTCTGCAACTGTCTTTGATATCTCACCAGCAATAACCATAACAGAATTCGTATCAACATCTAAATATACAAGTATTCCTACATATTCATTAACATTAATAGGTTGATAAGGTAATAAATTATAATTATCTGTACCCTCAAAATAGACAATTTCTCCACCAACACCATAAAATCCTTTTGCGATATCAATACTAATTCCACTAATCTTTGCTGGATATACTCGTAATGGTACTAATGCTCTAGAGTAAATTGATATTGCATCTGCTGCAGGATATGTATCTTGCCACTCATGTGACAACGCATGATTATAAACAGTAGGAGAATTCTGTAATGGAGATCCTGTAGTTGTAGGAATCTCAACCCAATCAATGCCGGAAATAGTCTTCCTATACACACTAGTACCTTCTGAAGATATAATTACAGGTAATCCTACTAGTCTCTTTACAAGAGTATTAAAGACCTGAAATACTGCTCCATCTGCTTTCTGTTCACGAACCCATACATATCCAGGTCTATTCTTGACAGCACAATCATTCGGATAATCTACTCCTACAGTAACACATCGTAAAGTAGATATCTTAGGTTGTAACCTAGAATCTCTATCCTTTCTACTTCTGATAATGTCTCGTATACTGTTCATGAGTGACTACACACATTCCATAATAATAGTGAATCAATAGAAATTTTCGGAACAATAGGTTGTAACATACTAAAGAATGATCCCCAAACCTCAGTAACATTAGTATATGTAATGCTTAAACCTAACTTTAAATAATCTAATTCACCTGATCCTGTCAATTTGAATTTACCACTAAACTCATCTTCTTCATGATCAGTCAATTCAACTAATGTAGAATTATAAATATTCTTAACTTGTGCAATATAGTAAGCTGTATCTGTCTGTGATGGATATAATATGACTGCCCACTCAAACCATGCAGGATAATTTACTACATCCAACCATGTCATACTAAATTCTACTCCTATGGAAACATCCCATACCCATGGAGGATTACCAACTGACACACGATAATCTGTCACTTGCTGAGCTAACAAATTATCTGGTGTAATTATGTAATCATATTCTCCTTGATTTGTTACTGCTACATATATTGGTGGATAACTACCTCTAGTAACTCCTGGTTCTTCTGGAGGTTGTGGAGAATTACATGTGACTTCTATAGCAGATATATTCACACCTGCAGGAGCATTGAAGGTTCCTGTGCGTTGATAACCATTACCAACTACAGGATCATGTACACCTACTGCAACCCTAGTACCAGAGTCATCCAAGGCATAAACATCATAATAATCATCATCTGTAGTAGACACATAACTCCCATCATCAGGATCTACAGAATAGAAATTACCATTTATCGTATACTTAGTAGGATTAGTATAATTTGTACCTCGTAAGAAGAAGCTAATAGGAATAATTGTACTACCAGCTCCAGTATCTCCAGAATATATTAGATATGGTCCATTTGGAGAATATGATAATATTGTCCGACATTGAGAATTTATTGCAGGTATTGTAGGAGCACCTGGGATTATGCTAGTAGGTGGTCCATTTGGATAATTTGGATATGGTGATATTGGAATTATAGGATAAACAACAGGCACATCTGGTAAGTATGGTACTGCAGGAGTATAAGCTGGTACAGGAGAGTAGGGAGTTTCAGTATCATCTGGATATGTTAATGTAACACCATCTATAGACTCAACATCAACTTCAAATATGCAAGATGGATAAATTACTCCTGATGTTACTGAGACATTATAAGTAATGCTTCTACACTGCATGCGCACATCTATGTCAATCCCTCTCTTAGTATAAGAGGCAGGAATTGTAAGTGTGTACCAAACTTTTGGAGACAGAGTTACTGGGTAATCACCTGAAAACTCTAATCTTATCTCAGATATGTCAGAATTTGCTATTGCATATAATCTACCCACTAATGTATTCAACTGAGTCTGACTTTGCAATACAAGTCTCTCAACATTAACAGTCTCATCACCAAAATTATTCGGTATAATTCCTGGAGCTTGTGCCATGAGTGGTATATATTCATAATTTATACGTGCTATACCAGAAGCAACTACTAATGCTGTATTAGATTCCTTTCTTCTGTCTATCTGTATACCACTCTCAAATCTCCAATCTTGTGCAGTTATGTCAATATAAGTATCTAAAGCATCTCTGCTAGTCTTGTCCAATATTAAAGAATCAATATCTACATGAAATTTACCAACTTGATCACAATATGCCTTTGCAAATATGCCATTATCATATGCCCAATCTGCTAAAGTAAATAAACTACCATCTGTCATATCATCACAAGCCATCATTGCATCTACATTCTCAACAGGTAATAACACATCTGTAACTTCAAGTAAAGTACTATGCCATTTCCATAAATGGTGTAATGCAGCAGCAACTGTTAAATTTGCATGAGGGAATGTAAACCATGTATTATATGTATAAACAGTAGCATCACCTACCTGTATTGTAGCATACTCTGTACTGAGTGATATAGAAAACATGCTCATATTCTTCATAAGAACATCAATTGTACCAATTTCAAAAGTTACTTCATTAGCATTAATGGATTTCTGTATAGAGTCAGAGGTAACGTACCCAACAAATCGAATATTACCATTCTCACCAATATCCTGTTTTACACCACCATACCAATTCTCTGACCATATTACTATAAGTGCATTATCCTCTATGTCCTCTATGCTGGCATCTCCTCTCAATGTTGCCGAGAGTATACAACCACCTTCAGACCAACTGCACTGTGCTGAATTTATGTCAAAATCTACATATGGAGCATATTCTCCAGTTCTCTCATGTACAAAGAAGACTCTGTGTGTATCTTGCATACTATGTTGACTATCTATTACCTTTAGACTTACAATGTGATATCCTGGGGTTGTGAAAGTAATAGTTGTCACTGCATATGATGCAACAGCTATATTACCAGTATCACATGACCATATATAACTAAGTGGTGCTCCTGGAATATTTAACATATAGTATGAATCACTTGCATCCAAAGTAAATGTGACACTGCCATTCTCTAAGAATCCAGCTCTGTGAGATCCCATTACTGCTACAGGTGGTATTCTAATATGTTGATCAGAATAATTTATGTCATAATCTTTGTAAAATGTGTAATTATCATCAGCATCTATGAACGGAAATTTTGACCACAATTCAAATTGCTTATAAGCCTCAATTACATATGTACTGCTCCAAGCAACAGTATTCTCATCAATTTTTATTGTGTTACCATCTCTTGAGCGATATCTACGCTTACATATTAGATTACCATCAGCATCTTTTACTTTCAGAGTATAACCTTCTACCAAGTCAGCTATATCTCCTGAAATGGTTGTCAGAGGTATAAACCTAGAACCTACAACTAAGGTACCTGTTACCTGTCCAGAATATATCATTGTTGGCTTCAGTATAGACATGTAAAATTTAGCTACATGAGGATGTGATCGTAATGCTATCAATTCTTCAGAAGATAATATTGTCATAGATAACCCGGAACTTCTACAAGATTCATAAATTGTAACTTTACAGACTGCATAGCATATGGTGTCTTTACAACAGCATTACCATCTTGTCCAGACAATAAAGGTTTCCACATAATTGCACTAAAGACCTTGAATGCATTTGCAGCCACTGCATGTGTACCATCTCTGATGTCTGTTCTTATGTACAAGCTGACATAATCTTCATTATTCAAATATTCTAACAACTTTGCTAAACGTTCTATAGAGATAACATCCCAAATCCATGTTGCAAAGGCAAATCCATCACCAACTCTTGACATATCTGCACGTATGGTATAAGTCGATGCAGCCTGAAACGTAACCTGATCAGGTGCAGCTATCTTCAAATTTCTCAAAGATAATAAGTTTGCAGGATCACGCCCAATTTTGTAAAAAGTATCATTCTGATAATTACTCATTTATCCTCTATTCCTCTCGATCTCGAGTAATGCGTTAGCAACAACTCTTTGAATATGAGGATCTAAACCTTCACCATCAACAGTAATGTGTATCCTATCAACTTCCTTGGAAGATTTAGGAGCTACAGATGGTACATTCTTCAAATTAGCTGTGTCTAATGAATTTATCAATAATGATGAAACTTGACCAGCCTGTCCTGTATTCCTAGTAATGGCATTATATGTATGAGTACCATAAATTGTACTGCCTGTAGGCACATTCGGTACACTCAAACTCCCTGCAGGTATATTATTCGCATTATACATCCATCCTGATGCCATCGTATTCAAAGAACTATAATATGCACCCCAATCTTGTAAAAGTTGATTAAGACCACTGCGTGTCATGCCGTCCATGGCTGTAAAACCATTAAACATGTCCCTCAACATTTTGTCAAGTTTACGTTTTCTGTCTTCTTCTTCCCACTTAGCATAAGTATTTCTCAGAACAGCCTGTCTGCTTAAGCTCCTATTTAGAGATTCATAATCTCTATTACGAGCTTCCTCAGCTCTATCTAACTGCTCTCTTAGACTCTTGTCAAGATCTTGAACTGCTTTCTCATAACTTTCACGAGCCTTTGCTCTTCTGTCTTCGACAGCTCTTGCTTCATCACCAAGTTGTTTCTTATTTTGTCTCATAAGAGACAACAAACCTACAGCATCACGCTTTCTTGCTAATTCATTAGCTTCAAAGTTAAAGTTCAGCAATATGTCACGTAATCTTCTTTGGTAATCTCTCTCAACATCTAACAAATTCTCAGAAGTCTGTCTAGCAAGATCTGATCTTGAGTCTTGCACATTACTAAGAATGTCTCGAATTCTATCAGCATGATTACGTTCTATGTCTTCAACCTGATTAGCTCTGTTTATTGCTGCTATTATCTCATCTCTACCTGCCTGAATTGATCTCTCCATAGCTTCTTCTTCAAGAGTCTTCTTCAATTCAGACAATTTATAATTAGCACTTGCTAATGCATCTTGCAATTTCTGAGTTGCAATAATTTGAGCTTCTTGCGCTTCAGTAAGCTCTTTAGTTTCCTCTTTTACCTCTTCCTCACTTTGTCCAATTAGACCATACTTTCTGGACAATTCATCAAATGTTCTCATGTACTCATCATAAATTGTTTTCGTCTGTTCAGTAGCAGAATCACCAAGTAAGACACCTGCTGAAGTCTTAAGTAACATTGCTTCTTGTACAATAGCCATATTACCGACTATTGGTCCATATGCATCAACAGCAGCTTTCTTAGCAGCAGCCATTGCTGCATTATACATGATCACCAATTTCAGAAATGTTTCAAGAGTTGATCCAGCCTTATCCATCTCTTCTGCAGAGGTACCAAATGCTGGAGCTAATACATCTGATATCTGATATGCGAGATCTGGGACAGCACTCACCAATTTAGGTATCACTTCAACTAATCTAAGTAATAAATCTAAGAATAACTTACCACTACCGCTAACAAAATTACCAAGATCCTCACCTAATTTATCTATCTCATCTTCATTGTCTTGCAACCACTTTACGAGATCCTGTAAGAATCCCTCCCAAGCTTCCATACCTGCTAAATATGCTGGTTCAAATAACCCTCCTATAGCATACTTCACTTCCTCATAATAACCAGGAAGTGCCTTAATTATTCTTGAGGTTGAATCCTGAGCATTCTCATAAGCACCTGAAATTTGAGTACCTGCCTCAATGGCAGCATTCAAAGCAATTTGTTGTCTCTCAGCAGAACTAAGTTGTTCAACCGTTCTACCTGTGGCAAGTGCAGCTCTTTGGTAAGCAGCTTGGAAATCTACATACAAGCCTAATGATTTCAGCATTTCAGCACTTTGCTTATTACTCTGCTTAGCACTGGCTTCAGTCTGTGCTGCGATTACCTGTATTATCTGTGCATAAGCGTCAGCTACCTTTACTCCTGAAATAATAGAGGCATCTTGTGCCATTGTCATAAGCTGTGTAGTTTTACTCAAATCTACTTCTGCATCAATCATTTGTCGCATTAACTTCAATGCTTCTCTGGTTGTCAATCCTTGACTCTTCAGAGACTTCTCATACTCAACTATCTGTTCATTACTGTAACCTGCATTCCGTGCTACAGTTTCAAGAGAGTCACTTAGAGAATCTACCTCAGTACGTAATTTCAAAGTCTCAGCTGCTAATCCACTTACCATAGTTATTCCACCAGAAGCAGCCTTAACTACCATACTCGCAATACCACCAAATGCTGCACCGACTCCACCAGCTACTGCTATTATTTTCATGAGATTACTTCCCATGCTTGATGACTTTGTTGCAACAGCAGCATCAGTTTTCGCTATATTCTTATTGAATTTATCAAAGAATTCCCCTGTTTGATCATCTATTGCAGCTTTCCACAATAGATCATCTTCATTACCACCTGAAAATTCTGTAAAGTCAGTCATATTATTTCACCACAGACTTAGTAGCATGTTCCTCATGTAAATTACTTAACCACTCTTTACCTAATCTTGTAGCAACCATGTATTCTCTAGATTTTAGTGGTATCTCAAACCAAACTTCATTGTAAGATATTCCCAATTCATAAGCAGTAACAGCTTCAATAAATCTCATACTGGTAGAAGACATACTATCTTCATTCCTGTTAAGTATGACCTCATGAAGCTTCCTTTCGTTCCATTTCAAGCTGAAACCCACACAGAGCATCAATTATGCCCTGTAGGTTTACCTCCTGAAAACAAGCTGTCTCAACTATCGCTGAGCGTTCTTCTGTATGTAAGATAACATTACTCTTCAAGAATGCTAATAATCGTTTTCCTGGGTGTTGCGGAACACTATAATTTTGAAATGATGCCTCTAATCTGGTAACCCAATCTTGACTATTGAAGTCTATGGGTCCAGATTCAATGTAAACACAATTTGATAATAGGAAGTCAGAACGTGCACGCTCACGCTTCTTATCTAGTTCCAAATTCTTGTCTATAGTAGCCTTGTATTCTAGGTACAATTCATACTCTTCAACATTTTCAGAATCTGGAACAGCTTCTGGTGGAAGATATTCAATTTCTATAACATCACCAGAAGCCAGATGCAACTTACGCTTAGGTAACTCTTGTAATGGTATTTGTTCGTCAATAAAATCCAAATAGTATGGAGGTAAAGGCTTCACAAGAATAGTGAAGCCTGATGACATTACCATTTTGATACCCTTCTGCTCTGCCAAGTTTACTCCCAGCTACAATTATGCAGGAGAGTTGTGTGGAAGGGTCAACCCTCCTGCATATTGTAAATGTTATATCCCAACAAGATTGCTGACAGTTTTGGCAATAAATGCCGTACCACCTTGTGGCTCACCACCAACAAACACAACATTTGGATCAACAACAGCTAATGCATTCAAGCCAGAGTTGGTCGGTAAATTCAATTTCCACAGTCTGAATGTAGAACCACCATCAACAGATCTGAAGACACGACTTCCTGAAGCAGTAGTTGCGATAATCCAGATTAGTGAATCACCCCAAGATGCAATTCTGTCAATTGCTGTAACAGCAATGCCTTGTACACCTAAGGTATGCCACTCAACACCACCATCATAAGAACCATACAACTCACCAGCATTGTTTCCTACAAATACAGTTCCATCTGGAGTCAACAGCACTGAGAGATTATCATCTCCAGTACCTGCAGTCGGACCAGTAATGGTTGACCAAGATCCACCAAAGTCTGTACTCTGTAAAATTGTATTTGATTCACCAACTACCCAGATTGTTCCATCTCTGAAACCACTGATATCAAACAATTCGACAGTACCTGCCATTATCAATGTCCAGGTAGCACCACCATCCTGAGAACGGTAGATATTACCTATATCAGTAATGGCATAAAGATGAGCCCAATCCAAAAGAAGCATCTTGTTGATGTACTCACCATCAACAGTACCTACTTCAGCTTGTACAAAGGCAGTAGTTCCCATTACAGTAACGTCAGCATAAGCAACAACAGCATGCTCACCAGCTCTGGTAGTACCACCGGAAACAATTACACGATGATTGTTCTTTGTGCCTGAGACAATTATGTCTGAAATGTCAACACCAGCAGGTAAAGGATTCTGACTCGCCTGTGTCCAGGTCTCACCTTTATCAGCTGTGTACCAAACATTTGCCTCATTGAGAGGAGAATCTGCTAATTTCAAAGTTGCAAGATAACCATTCTCACCAGCATCAGCTTGAGACTTACAATCTTCAAGACATTCGGACTCGAGGAATGCCATAGCACTCACAGCTTCAGTCTCAAGAATGGTTCTTTGGGATGAAAATTCAGCATTCAGATCAATGGGAATTGGACCAATTTCAGCCACAAATGGTACCTGAGTCTGAATTGGAGCATCATCACCTTCAATCTGGGCAACACGATCAATTGACATATCACCACGGTGAGAACGTTCCCAATGCAGCAGAACAGAAGAACCATAGTAATTGTCAGGACGATCACATTTACCAAGATGACACTGGAAGTTGGACGTACAATCTTTTAGACCAAACATGTAGTTGAGAGTCTGTTGAAGTCTTGTGTCAATCTGGAATTGTGGTAATCCAGGCTCACTCTTTGTGATGTCGACAATTACACTCTCACCACGCTTCGAAGCAGATGGCTCCCTGATAGCGGTCAAGTTTCCGACCGGATCAGTAATGCCAGTCATGCCATAAGGCAACAGAAGTTTATATGGTTCAAATTTCTTCCTCTGCAGCCATACTCTACCTTGCTTATATTTGAAAAATCCAGCCATTTGTGCCTCCTAAAATATTGTGTGCACCTTATTATACAATTCTGCAGAGATTTTACGAGTAATAGACCCAACTGCATTTACAACTTTGTTCGGATTACGTTCGATGTCTTCTAAAATAAATATACCTTGTGCATACAAAGCACTTTGTAATTCTTCAGGTGT